CCCTGCCCCAGCCCCAGGGCTGTGATCTCCACTACACCGAGGAGGAGGGCCAGCACCTGATCGACTGGTGGTACGAGCAGTTCCCGGGGGTGAAGGACGGCCAGCGCGAGATCGTGGCCGAGGCCCGCCGCTTCGGCTACGTGCGCGGGGTGAGCGGGAGGATTCGCTACTTCCCCAACGTGCGCTCCCCTGACGAGTACACCCGCGCCGAGGCTATCCGCGAGATGTGCAACCACCCCATTCAAGAGGGAGGCCAGGCCCTGATGAAGCGCGCTATGGCGATCCTGTGGGAGGAGTACATGCCCGACTGGCACGCACAGGGGATCTACCTGGAGCCCATGCTCCAGATCCACGACGACTTGGTGTTCGAGGTGGAGGAGGAGTACGCCCAGGACTGGACTCAGATCGTGGCTGAGGCGATGGTGCGCGCCGCAGAGGACCAGGAGTACCGGGTGCCGATTGACAGCGGGTCTAGTACAGGCAGTAGCTGGGCAGCGCTGAAAGGATAGGATGAAGACCTTCCGTACACAACAGGGCAAGCTGGTGGTAGTCCTGGAGCTGGAGGACGAGTACCAGCAGCTCGTGGACCAGGACCCGGGCTCCTCCGTGCTGCTCTGCGCCACCATGATCCACCTCCCCGAGTCGCATCGCGTAGTAACCTCCGTGACCGGCCTCACCAAGGCCACGGTGGACCAGTGGAACATCCTGGTGCGGGCGATGAACGCCATCACCGTGGAGATGGTAACCACCGACCTGGTGCGCGCGCAGATGTCCGCGGGGATCAAGCCCTCTTGACCCGGGGTGTACACTAGATGGGAGTCAAGACAACGCCGTTACACGTCTGCCAGCGGTGCGGCAGGCAGTCGCGCCCCACGCCGGCACTGGGCAAGGATCAGCCGTGCGGGCTATGTGAGGCGCGCGAAACCAGGGAGGATGCTATGGGCGGTCGTGCAGGGGGGAAGGACGTGAGGACGCGGAGGAAGGTTGTGGAGAAGCCCAAGCCGGGTAGTGGGGTGCGGTACACGCGAGGGAAGACAAGGTGTTTCGCATCAGAGAAGCCGGCGATGGTCGTCACCAAGGAGACGGGAGTGGAGCTGATCGAGGAGGATCTCCTTACCTCCGAGCCGGCGCAGATCCCCAGCCCCAACTTCGTCGCCGCCAAGAAGCCGGGCCGCACTGACGCCACCGACTGGAGCGCCGACGAACTCCTCCTCGACCAGGAGTTCGGCTTCAAGCTGAAGCAGTGGGAGTTCCTGAAGCAGCGCGTCAAGGAGATGTCCGCCACCGCCAACGAGCTGAAGGATGAGATGCTCGCGATCTTGGACCTCGCCGAGCTGACAGAGGTCGCAGTCGAGGATCGGCTGGTGAAGCGGTACAAGCAGGAGTCCGCGACTGCCTCCGAGGAGTACCTGCTTCAAGCAGGGGTACCGGCTGCGAAGATCGCCGCCGCCAAGGAGCTGAGCCTGAAGGCGTACCGGAAGGCTGTCAAGGAGGGGAAGAAGTCCCCGTGGCGGCTGTCGGCGTCGCGGATTGGTGGGGGGGAGTGATGGCACACTTCAAGGCGCTCCCTTCGGACGAGGAAACACTACAATTCAAGGCGCAACTCCTCGGGGCTTTGGTGCAACTCCAGAACCTCGCCACTGGGGTGGGGGACCTGAATAGGAGGCTCCGTGTCGTCGAGAAGAACAACGAGGAAATCTTCGAGCACATCGCCGCCGCCGAGGACGAGCACATCGCCGCCGCCGAGGAGAGGATCGCGGGCGGCCCTACCCAAACAGTCGTCGGCGTCAGGACGCGAGAGAACCTTGCCATTGGGCGCATCGCCCGAGCTGCACGCGCCGCCGGAAGCCAAGGCATCAGCGCGCCAGAAGGCCCGCGAGGAAGCGGAGGAGAGAGTCCGGGACTATATCATGGGCCTGGCCCAGTCCCAGGACGAGTGGGAGGAGAGGGCGGAATCCTGGATCGAGGACCCGCGCCGGCTGACCGAGTGGTTCACAAAGACTCTCCTGGTCCAGATCCAGTGGCTCAACGAGCTGGTGAACGCGCCGCCGGGGATGCTCGACATCAAGGACAAGCTGAAGGCGGCGGCGGACCTCAGGGACCTCGGGGAGATGATGGACGAGGCTCTGAGCAGCACGCGGGAGAAGGGCGCGAAGAAGCGTTGAGGCAGCGAGTGCGTGCCATCGCCAAGACGGTGCGATTTCTCATGGATCGCTTGACTGACACGCTGGAGGATCTGTGACCCTCCACGTCACCATGCCCGCCCACAAGCGCATTGCCGCCCCGACTCCCAAGCGCTCTGCCCTGTCCAAGATGCTACGCGGGGTGGAGCTACCTAAAGCCCGGGTGTCGGCAGTGCGGGTCTCCAAGACTGTCACCCTGCGCTGTGCTCGCGAGCGCCCAGGGATGTTCGTCTTGGAGGCGGACGAGATCTCGGGCGCCGAGGTCTTGCTGGAGCACGGGGACTTGGGCCGGCTCATCTCCGCGTGTATCATTCTCATGGAAGAGTACGAGGAAGGAGAAGACAATGGCGGACGGTAACGGGCATCTGCTGCGAGCAGTCGCCAGCTACACCCCGGAGGAAGGGAAGGCACTCAACCTCGGGCCGGCGTCCAAGACTCTGCACCGCCAACTGGAGGAAATGCTCCACGACTACAAGGTCGCGCGGAGTACCGATGCTGCGCGGGGCGGGCATCACCGGGTGGTGCGGGTGGAGCTGGAGCTGAGGGTGGTAGGGGAGAAGGGCTAGTGCTCGGTCGCCGCGACTTCTTCACCAGGGCCTTCGCCACACTGACCTGTGCCTACTGCGGCAGTGGGCGCGAGGCTACAACCGAGTCCTGTACTCACTGCGGTGCGCCGCCCCAAGTCGCGGATACGGCCTCGGGACCTGAGCAGCCCGCGCACCGCAGGGTACACTCCATCGCGCGCCACTCGCGGCGTGACGTCTGGCTGTTCCAAGTGCATTACGCGGATGGGCGATCCGACATGTACAGGGTGCTGAAGTAGCCCATGCCCGCCCTGCAAGGCCGCACCCGCCGTCGCCGTCGCCTGGGTGAGCGCATCGCCGGCCTCAACGCCGACCCCGATGCGCTCACCCAGGAGCAGCAAGACAAGATCGGGCTCTGGTCCGAGTACCCATGGAAGTTCCTCACCGGCACTGATGTCCGCAGTACCGCCACCCCGGACTTCCCCTACGGCCGCCCCTTATACTGGACCAAGGATGAGCGCGACAAGAAGCGCCCGGTGAAGCCCTTCCCCGCCAAGGGCTACCTCCGCGAGTACATCGAGCACGTCCACACCCCGCGCCTCGGCCCGGAGCGGTTCTCGCTACACGAAGCCGAGGTCCATGCTGCGGTGAAGTCGCGGCAGATGATCCTCACTACGGCCACCCTTGGCTACCTGATCCAGCAGTGCGCCTTCTTGGCTGGCCGGCTCTGTCTCATCTCGAAGGTGACCGAGGACGAAAGCAAAGTCCTGATCGAGGATAAGGTGCGCTTCCCGTTCAGCCGCATGCCCGACTGGCTGCGGGGGTACATCGGAATGAGCGACAAGCCCTCGGATGTGGTGCGCTACAGGAGCGGCTCGCGGATGGTGGGCGTCGCCATGACCGTGGCGAAGCGCGAGGCACGCGGCTCCACCGCCTCCGACATCCTGGTGGACGAGGCTGTACTCCAAGACCTGCCAGATCTGCTGGCCTCGGCCAAGCCAATGGCGACGCGAATCTTCATCATCTCGACGCCGGATGTGGGGCCACCGGGGAGCGGTGCCGACGAGTTCCGGCAGCACGTGGAGCTGACCGTGGAGGACACCCTGGCGGCGATGGAGGGGGCGGACAATGTGTAGCCACTGCTTCCACAACGTGAGCGACGAGCAAGTACGTTGCTGCAAGTGCGGGGTAGTTGTAGACTACACCAGCCCCACAGGGCCACCACCGGGAGGTCATGGAAAGTACCTGCTGCTGGATGCTGTGAGGCCTGTATATCGTGGATGAGGACAAACTTGCCGCGTAAGAAGCCCACGCCCAAAACAGCGGCCCTCATCCCCCTCCACCCCCCAGAGCTGGAACCCCACGAGCCCAAGACCGGGTTCAGCGTCGCGTGGAATCCCAGGAAGAAGTGCTACGTCTACCGCGTCCACTACACCGCCGACCCGGACAAGCGCGATCCCAGGTGGATTGCCGGCGTCCGCGCCGGGATGTCGCGCGCTGCCCACCGCCGCGAGTACGAGATGGACTTCACCGCGCCCGGTGAGTCCCCCTACTACCCCGAGTTCGCGGAGAAGTGGGAGCAGCACGTGGCCCGCTGCCCGGGCCTCATCAAAGGGCCGGTGTACCGCATCTGGGACTTCGGTCGCCAGCACCCGGCGTGTCTCTGGCTCCAGCATTCCCCGGTGTCGCAGCGTATCTGGGTGATTCGCGAATGTCTCGGGACCAACATCAACATCTGGAACTTCCGCGACCTCGTGCTCTACCTCTCAGGCCAGCTCTCGATCCAGTATCTGATGAAGCAGCGGCCCCAGGCGCGGAAGCATCTCGCCGACCTCCACCTCCAGCGCCAGACGGAGCGGTTCCACGATGTACCCAAGATCCCGTGGTTCTCGGGCCACGAGCAGTTCGTGGACATCGGCGGCTTCGAGGCCAAGCAGGGGAGCGACAGGGAGGGCGGCGAGGACGGCTCTGAGAAGGGCGACGATCGCACGCGGGCTGCAATCCTGGCCCAGTCCGGGGTGATGCTGCGAGAGCCGCCGCACCAGGACATCGCCGCCAGCACCGAGATCATCTCGCAGCTCGTGCTGGACTGGCCCGACCGCCACGGGAATCTCCAACCCGGGCTCATGGTCGACCCGGCCTGCCCGCTGCTGATCGAGGGGATGAAGGGCGGTATCGGCTACCCCAAGCCCACGGCCAAGACTCCGGTGCCCACCAAGCCCTTCAAGGACGGGTTCTACGAGCACTTGCACGACTGTTTGAGATACGCGGTCGTGTACCTGATCCCGGTGGGGCCGAAGGGGGAAATCCTGCGCCCGGACCACAGCCTCGGTGCCGGGGTGAGGAAGCGGAAGCAGAAGGAGGAGGTGATGTTCGGAGAGAACTACGTGGACCGGTGGGGGCGCTGACCGCACCCTAGCCCTAACCCCCTGACCCTGCTACCATAGACCCCGGAGGTAGCACATGAGCACACCACTCCCAATCCCCGGTGGCAACGGCGCCGCGCCGCCCACCCCGGGCCTTCTCCCCGGCCTCGCCCCCGCCATCCAGACCTCTCGCAACGGCCCTGCCGGCCTGCGCAAGCCCAAGCCCAAGCGCGGCGCTCCCTCCTCGGACGAGTCCAAGAAGGTCGCGAAGATGGTCGAGGATCGCGAGTCCTACCTCCGGCGCATCCTCACCCAGCGCTTCCACGACATCACCACCTACTGGAAGCTGTACCTCGGCCACAAGACCGAGTTCCGCAGCCGTGACGAGCTGTGGCGCGCCAACATCCGCCTCCCCTGGCCCTATCTCATGGTTGAGGTCATCACTGCCGTCATCACTGATCTGCTCAATTCCGGTGACCCGCTCATCCAGCCCACCAACGTCATGGACCGGGACCGGGACGCTGCCGACGCAATCGCCAAGCACCTGTCCTACACCCTGCGGCAGAACTCGTGGCGCACCATCACCGACAACATGAATCGCGGCACGGCGGTACAGGGCACGATGTTCGCGAAGATCGTCCACACCCGCCGCACCACGCCGATCCGGGTACACAACACCAAGTCCGACCGCGAAGCCTTCGAGCGCGCCGTGAAGGACGCCGAGCAGGCCAGTGGTGTACAAGCACCGCGCGGCGACAGGTTTGCGTTCGAGCGCTGGCGGGAACTCATCAACGCTACCTCCAAGGGTGTGAAGGTTCCCCCCATCCCTACGGACGAGATCCAGGAGCTGGTGACGTTCGACGGCCCGGAGATCCAACCCGTCTCCATCTATGAGACCCGGTTCGACCCCTACCTCACGGGCAACGTCCAGCACCAGCCTTTGTTCATGCACCGCTACACCAAGCCGAAGAAGTGGAAGGAGCGGATGGTCGAGGCGGGCAAGTTCTCCAAGCGCGCAGTACATGATGCGGAGGACAGCCCCAACTCGCGGCGCTTCTCCACCTACGAGGCAGAGGTCGCCGAGATGGCGGGCTTCCCCTCCCCCGACCAGAAGGACCCGCGCCACGACGACTTCGACGAATACTGGGAGTGCTTCCAACCCGACGCCGAGATGAAGCATCCCATCATCCTCAACCGCAGCGAGGTGGTGAACGTCGAACCTTGGGAGCTGCCCTTCTGGCACGGGAGCATCCCGTACATGGTGACCCGGAACGTCACCACACCGCGCCCCGCACCGCCCTTCATGGGGATGTCGGAGTACCAGCAGACGCGGGACTTGTTCAAGGAAGCCGACACCCTGCGATCCCTGCGCCTCGACGCGGTGCTGCTCCAGGTGCTGCCGATCCTCCTGAAGCGCACCACGGCCGGCGACATCCCCGACGCGGTGTCGAAGCTGCGCCCCGGGGCCATCATCTCGGTCAATGCCATGGACCAGATCGGGGCGTTGCAGAAGAACGACCCGGGGCTGTTGGCCGGCTTCCGCGAGATGCCCGAGATCAAGGCCGAGATCGAGGAAATCTCCGGCGCCACCCCCAACGTGCGCGGCGCGGCGTCTACCGTCGGCCGCGTATCCGCCACTGAGTCGGAGCGTCGGGTGGCCCAGGCTCTGATCCGACAGAAGACGAAGTTGATGCGCTTGGAGGACGATTACAGGCCCGGGCTGGAACAGATCATCATGGTCATGTACCAGTTCGCCCCGCCCAAGCGTCTGGTGGAGATCGGCGGGGACGCGCCCCTGATCCAGTACGAGCGCTCCGACTT